TGAACCGTCAGATGCATCAGTTATACGAGTTTCTAATTGGCTATAGTTTACATCTTGTGAATTATCATTTCTACCAGTAAAAAATAAATTACCAATCCTATCATCATCTGCTGGACTAGAACTGTTACGATATAATTTTAAATCAGGCGCAGCATCTGCTCCAGAATCTGTAGAAACAATAACAAAATTATTTTCTGTAGCAGTTGTTGTGGAAGTTACTTCAGTGTTTAATGTAGTACATGTACCGTTAACTGTTAGATTACCAGCAATAGTAATATCACCAGTATCACCTTCAATTTCCTGAATGTCTCCTCCTATAGCCATACCACCCGTTTGAGCTTGGGCAGCACCTTTACCAAGTTTATTGTTATTCATCTGACTGTTCACACCATCTCCTAAGTTCGCCATACTATGTTCGCTATCTGAAAGATCTATATCTTTGACATCATCAACACCCGGTGAAGTTCCTGGTGGTGCAGGATTATCGTTCTCTTCTTCTGCTTCCATAATTGCTTTTTTCCACCTATCTAATAGGTTTTGAGCATTGCCAGAAATCTCAGCATCTGATGCCTCAGCAAAATCAACAATCTTTTGTTTGTCGTGGCCGCCGATATTTTTTAAACCCTGCAGATCGCCAGTAGTTAAAAACTCTCTTCCTCGTTGAGAACCTCTGCCATATTCAGCACCTGTATATCTATCGATATTTTTAAAAGGATTCTTTTTATCCGATATATCTCTTAAACGACCCTCATCATAATACTGACGACCTTCATCCCTTGCATCGCCCATAAATGATATTTCATTTCTTTCAGCAAACCTAGACCGTACTCCTTTTGGTAAATCCTCCATTCGATCTACACCCTTTCTTTCCATCAACTTCTTGCCTGCCATCCTCCTTTCTTTCCTGTCCCTTTGCCCAAGAAACATATCTCTTGTATTATTTGCCTTATATTCATCACTTTGCTGTTTATAATTCTTACCTTTTTGATATCTGGCCATGGTAAATCTATAAATCTAAACTATCCTTATTGTACTCTAACTGTAAATGCCCTCTTCGTAATAGTCCTCCAATCGTTAATACCATTGAATCAACAGCATCATCATGTGCAGAATGTCCAAAGTTTAAAAGCTCTTCTTCGAGTACAGTCCACTTACGATATTTATTCCATATAATCTTCTTTCTTTCGAATAGTCCAAGCACACCACGGAGTCTCGCTAATTTATCACCTTTGAATCCTTTGACAGGTGAGCACGTTAGGTTGTACAAAGCACGCTCGTCAAATATAATTCTTTTAAAATCTCCTTCAAATGATGTCTGATATGAAATTGCTTCCGGCCATATAATGCATGGCGACATTGTTGGGAAATATTGCTCGTCCTCATTCTCAAGTAATATATTCCAATCAGCAAGCATCGAACATAAGCAGTCCATTTTTTCAATGTTTCCCATTGCTCGTACTCTGCGTTGATCTATCAGATAGATCTTTCCCTCCTTGATGCCGCCTAGTGTGAATACAGTCCAGTCGTTCTTTTCGCTCAAGCCAGAACTAAGGTCTATTCCCACACCAAGGCAATCATAATCGTCTGGTACTTCTGCTCTAACGATTAAATCAGGTGAGATTCCAACTTCTGATGACTGAACAGCTGTATTGAGATACTGATATGCGAAGGCCACCCGATCTTCAGCCTTCCGTTCGTTCAGGTATTTCATGGACCAGAACTCTGGCCAGTATGACCTTTGCCTTCCGTCAGCGTCTGTTATGACTGCTTTCTGGACAATTTGTTTCCAGTTATTCTTTGGTACAAAAAGGGAGGCGTGGACATCGTCGAAGTGAAAGCGCGTTCCCAGACAGATTGCCCGTGCACCTTGGAACATCGTAGGAGCGATAACGTTGCTCCATGTCTGTTCCATTTCACGGCGAATATCAGGATTGTTGATTGACGCAGCGGATTTAATAGGGTCATCAATAAGCACGAGCTGGGAGCGCTTCGAGGTAATAGCTCCTTTGAGACCACCACACGCAATGGTGAAAGCTTCTTCACCCGCTGTATCAATACCCGCAAATTCATAGTCGATACTCCAGTACTCATCTGATCGTTTAATTTTTGAAAGCCGTACCATTGGAAATATTTCCCGATACTTGGCACTTGTAAGAATCCCTTTGATGGTTGCAGACTTTGCTCTACTGATATCGACCATGTAAGCGATGTACAGAATACGCAGCATCTGTTTAGCTGCTGTATGCCTGCCGATCATCCAAGCAGCGAATAAACCCAGTACTGTGCTCTTTGCTGAACCTCGTGGGGCAAGTATGTCTGTGTTAGGCCCACCAATCCCAAGTAAGCATTCACTATCTACTCCAGTGCACAGCTCTTTATGCCACTCGTGCATATGCTTTGCTGGAGGTTTACCTAATAGAGTACAAAAATCTTGAAAGTTATCTCTTGCTCTTAGGATAGATTCATCAGGAGGTTTGACAGTTACCTTTGTCGCTGTCATCAATGCTGATCTTCTGTACGCTAATGCGATACTCGGAACTGCCATACATTTTATCGTTTACTATTAGTCTAACTCAAGAGTTCCCAATTTCACTATAAATCTTAGCCCATACAGCATTCATTGCATTATCAATAGGTTCAGCAAACTGTGGATCATCTTTGAAGATAGCAGTCATCTCTCTCATAACTCTGTCAGCACCTGCAAGGATTAAACCTCGTTTATCTGTGGTTTTATTCATACGTTCACTTGCTTCAATATGAGAGCGTAGTTCTTTCTCTAGTGCTGCTAAACGTCCAGCACCTAAATCACCTTTCACTTCTCCAGCAGTAATTGCCATACGCAAGTCTTGTACATCTGCGTGAAGTGCTGCGATCTCACTATTCAAGATCTCACGTCGGTTGAGCTTTTTGAACTTCATTTTCACCCAACGTGATAAGTCGTTGAATGTTCCACCATATCCAAGGATTCCTGAGTACACCCAGATCTCAATGATCGAAGGAGTTATCTCAGCAAACTCTCTGAAGTCTTCTGCATCTGCTGCAGGTAATGTATCCAACCATTGATCTACAAGAGTTAGATATAGTTTTTCTGATTTAGTAGATGTTGTCATTAGAATGCGCTTGCTGCCTTAGACATCATTCTAGATTTATCAGCACGTGTTCTTGCAGCTAATCTATTAGCAAAATCAGCTTCCTTCATCCTGAGGTCACTAGCTGTCGTCATCTTCTTTTCTTCAAGTCCTAATCCGTATGAAGCTTCATCCTTCCTAAGGCCACTTCCAAATGCTGCGCTATCCTTGCCCAATGCTTGTGAAAAAGCAGCTGTATCTTTACCTAATCCTTGTTGGAATTTCGCTTCATCCTTTCTGATTCCACTTCCAAATGCAGCTGTGTCCTTACTTAACCGTTGCCCATAAGCTGCTTCATCTTTACGTATTTGACTTCCGTATCCAGCTGAGTCTTTACCCAGCGCTTGAGCAAAGGCAGCTTCGTCTTTGCGTCCCGCTCTTTCAAATGCACTTGAATCTTTGGCTAATCCCTGCTGGTAAGCGGCTTCATCTTTTCGAATACCACTACCAAATGCCTCCGATCTTTCACCTAATGCTTGTTCGAAAGCAGCTGTGTCTTTAGCTAGTCCTTGCTGATAGGCTGCAGAATCTTTGCCTAATCCTTGTTGGAAAGCAGCACTATCCTTGGCCAAGCCTTGTTGGAAAGCTAAGTTACCTTGACCTAATCTTTGTTGAAACTCAGCTGTGTCCTTTCCTAATGATTGTTGGAATTGTGCTTCATCTTTACGTATTCCACTTCCAGTCAATGCAGTTTGCTGATTAAGCTGATTCATATATGAAGCTTTATCTTTTTCAAGACTGCTTTGAAACCCAGCTGAATCTTTAGCAAGTGCTTGAGTAAATGCTGCGCTATCTTTTTGAAGCGCTTGTCCAAAAGTTTGTTCGTCCTTTTTAACACCGCTCATAAAAGAGGTTTCATCTTTTTTGATGCCACTCATAAAAGAGGCGCTTCCTTGCTGCAACTGCGCTGCTAATACTGCTTGCTGCTGCTTTTCAATATTTGATTGCGCTTGAGTAAGCCGATTCTGTTCCCCGGTCTCTTTAGTTGCTAATCTATTTTCAAATCCAGCAACTGCTGTACTTTTTCTATCTTGATCTCCACGCACCTGCATAAGTGCAGTCTGTACGTCCTTATCAAATCCCATCTTGCCAACTTGACGGTTGTACTCATCTTGAGCAAACCGACTCTGCAGACTAAACTCTGCTCCCATTACATTTAATTTTTTAGCCTCCTCAACATCCATCAGG